CCGTTCCCAGAGCCACCATTATTATGCCCATTCCCATTAGACCCGTTTTTACCATTCTTCTTAGAATCATCATCACCATCATCCTTTTCGTCACGATTTCTTCCCCATCCTGCATATACTCTACCAGAGTATTTTTTTGGAACACAAGATTTTAATTTTTTGTCATACTTAGATCCTGGAGGACACTTAGACTTCCTCTTAGATTCTCTAATAATTTCAATGGCTTTATCGATGTCCATTAAAGTGACTTTAATTGATCTAAACAATCATTATCTAATTTTATATCACTAATCTTTGTTTTAGGATACTCTGGTATTCTATTTAAAAATACTAGAAAACTTTTAATACAAGGCCAAAGATCTTCCTCTAAATTATAAAATAGCAAAGGAACTGCTGCTTCATTAAACACATTAAACAATATAGTAATATGATTCAATATCAGGTGAATCTTAAGTTCACCTGTATTTTTATATCTTTTCAATAACCGTTTAATGTATCTGATTCTTTTCAGATCCGCTTCAAAATCATCTTTAGTAACCGCTTGTGGGTTATCATAGAATTTTATAGCGAAGAGCATATAATTGCTCTCATTCAATTCATCAAATTTCATATAGTATTAATACAAATTAACTATCAGCGTACTTAGCGTCGTCTGCTTGATCTCCTGTTATTGAACCCATTGCCACAAGAGTTTCAGTTTTAACTCTGACATTACCGTGCATATCAGTATATGTATAAGCTGATACCCATCCAGCATGTGGAGCAGCGTACTTACGAGCAGTGCCAGATGCAGCATTAGCAACACCTTGCTCAGTTTTATCTACACCGTAAATTGCTTTACCAGCAGTTCCTTGGAATTCGCCTTCAGCTAAATTCTTTGGTTCATCTGCATCTTGGTCTACCTTTCCCCAAAGAGACATGATCGTTACCTTTAAATCTTTATATCAATATTTATACTAAAGGTATGCCTTAGATATGTTAGTGGCAAATCCTATGACCGTAGTACCTGCCGCCAATACTGCAGCTGCACCGATAACCCACTTCTCTACAACCTTTAATCTTTCTCGCAACTCATCTTGTTTCTCTTCCAATCTTTCAATCTTTAACTGCATCACAGTGATTCTTGTCTCCTGTGAGGCATCAAGTCCTAAATCTGACATGCTATTAAATTACAACTAAACTATATAGTTACCTAAACTGTGAGGGAAGGAGTCGAACCTTCAAGTCCCGCCAGGAACAGTAGTTAAACAGACTACCACGTTTACCAATTTCGTCACCTCACAAAGAATCCCTAATCAGGGATTGCTTGCATGATACGTGTTACACCGATTCCTCCCCCACTTCTAGGAAAGAAATCAAACTCAAGGAATTTTTCAAGTTCCTCTTCTACTCTTTCCTTACCAAATAAATCAATAATCATGTCAGAATATTGTCCGTCTGATATTGTGTAGAATGTATCACGCATCTGTTCCTTATCGGTGCTGCGTTCTGCACTACCGATAGTTTCCATACCATTTAATATAACATCAATCTTCTTACTGGTTACACCATCATCATATCTTGCCATATTCCAGAATGGTGATGTCCACTCAGGGAACTTAGTAATCATACCACGACCAATCTTCTCTTCATGCTCGTGCTCAAGTTCTTTTGCGTTGAACATATTACCCCAATCATCATAAGAAAGAATATTCTCTTGATCTAAGGGTATCCCAAGATGTTCGCACAATTCAACTTCCATTTTTTCAAGTTCTTCTACACCACCGTGCATTTCAAACTCAAACATAGGGAAGATAGTTTCGTGCCTACCTGGTACTGGATTAGGTTCTGCTCTATAGGATGTAGATAAACAGAAGAATCCTGCTGCTTCTGGGTTCTTAAGCAATTCATATTCTAACCACATCTGTCCAGTTTGAGGTAGTGGCCAAACATTATCGCCATAATTATAGGTTGCTACTGTTTCTGGATCTTCACAGGCAGCAAGTATACTTAAACGATTCTGAGTATGAACTTCATAAAAACCTTTAGCCAAAAAAAATGACCTTAATAGGTCAAGTGTTTTGGTATATTTTTTTGGGTCAATCAAGCTTGTCATTATTTTAAGCTAAACTGAACTTATTTAGACATTGGGAACATTAAAAACCTCTGATCCACCAGTAGTTGTTATGGTAGTGGGACCTTCTGTAGCATGATGATATGCTATCTCATGTAAGGATTGTGGAACATTAACCACTTCTAATCCTTTGCTCGTGTTAATCACGATATCTTCATTGTTTTTGCAACTCATTTTAATCTCCATAGGTGGGTCGAACCAGTCATCATATAGACCATCATAATCTGGTGTAATAATCACTTCACTCATTATATACTATTTTATATTTTTGTCAATTATCTTTTGCTGGTCTGCCTTTGTTACAGTATCACGCCCAGTTGCATTTGGGTTAGTAGGTGAAACAAGAGATTTCAATCCCTTCTTAATTACTTTTGTAACTGGATTTTTATCCATCTGATCACTGATCTTATCAGCAGTATCAAAGGTTTTTTCCAATCCAGTTTGTATTAATTGACCTACTCCTTCGTCAACCTTTTTTTTTTCGGCCTCGTCATCAATATCATCAAGCATCACCATAGGATTCTTAGCACCCATAGAACGTAACTTGTTCTTTACAAGATTAAGTTTAGCGTAGGTTCCACGCATATCTTTCTCTTTATCTTCAGGTTTCTTTTCACAATTAGCAGTATTGATAGTTGACTCTTTAACCTGTCTTTCGGCAGCTTCTTGTTCAGCAGCAGATTCAAAACCCTTAAGTTTATTAAATTCTAATTTAGCTTTAATATAATCAATATTACGATTAACTCTTTGTAATCTTGGATCTTCAGCAGGTTCTCCAGCAGGAGCACTTGCTGCTTGTTGCTGTCTTTCCTTTAATTTTGCAACATGCTTTGGTACAGGTAATTCTTCAGAAATAATTTTACCATCAACTTCTCTATGAGCATATAATTTTGATTTTTTCTTTTCTGGATCACCATCTTCAGGATTAACTACAACTTTCTTTCCTTCAGCCTTATTGTAATTGTCTACCTTAAGTGCTTCTTCAATTTTCTTAGATGCTCTGTCACGAATACTCTTACCAATCACTGCACGACGTTTTAGAAGATACTTATCACTCTTATCAGAATCACCATCATTATCTACATCAGAATCCTCTTTACCAACAGGATCTAATTTACCTTGTTTCTTTCTCTTGCCTTCATAAGGTTCACCATGATCAGTCATCTCCACAGAATCAATACTTGAATTACCACGAAGTTGAGTAATTTTTTTACGATCAGCTAATCTAACATATGCCCGACCATTTTTATCTTTGACTCTAACCTTATATTTTCTTTCACCATCATCCTCAGACAATTCCTGTACATAAGAAAGTTCAATATCCTTTTCTTCCTTCTCTACGAATACCTTATATAATGCATCATTAACTCCTTCAAATGCCCAATCTTCAAATCCAACTGTATATGCTTCTTTCACACCATTCTTCCCAAATAACTTTTCTTTAACAGCAGTCCTTTCAGCCTGACTTAAATTACTATTTGACATATACTGAGCGTAAGCTGCCTTTAAATCAATATTTTCTCTACGAGCTCTATACCTTATATCATATACAGCTTGACGAATTCTTTTTGCAGAGGCTTCCTTAACAGAAGATCCACCTTTTTTAGAATCTGCTGTATCACCCTTCTTCTTAACAACATCAGGAGAAGCATGTTTTCTTGCTGGTAATTCTTCAACGATATTTTTACTCATTGGAAAACTTCACTAACTTTTTCTTACCTTGTATTTATTTATGAAATGTATTCCCCAGCTACTTCCAGGCACTAATGAAGCAACATATTTAAGATGAGAATCAGTACCAACTAATCTCTGATCAGCAGGAACACCAGATGTAGTAGTTCCATTTACAACTTCTTCAGATACATCCTTAATCCATGATTTAAACATCTCATTATCTTCAGTAACACAAATCAAATGATTAGCACCTCTACGAATAATCTCACCAACCATTCCAGTATTCACATCCTGAACTATAGTACCAATATCAAAAATTTCTTTTTTGATATATGCTTCCCTAAGATTTTGATAATCCTGTACTTCCTGTTGGTGCTTATAATCCTGTGCTTTTACCAACTGAGGTAACTCCTCCTGTAATGGATTAAATCCATTAAATTCAGAAGAAGTAGATACTCTTTTTTCTGTTAGAAATTTGGAAAAAGTTTTCATCAGTTTTGAATTAACTTCAATGTTATATCCTTTTCATTCACTAAGATATAATTTAATATATTATTCTTAACTTTCTTATATTTATCATCATTCATACCAGATAAGTATATATTCACAAAGGATATAAAATTGTGGAATAAATTGCCACGCACTTTTTTCAATTTTTTGAACTCTTTCATTAGTTCATCTATTAATTTAATCATAATATTTTTTAGTTATTTATCGTTTAAAACTAATATTAAAAGAAACACTAATTCTATCATCATCAGTATTATTAGTTTCTACACCATGATCCATCCAACCAGGAAACAATAATATATCTCCCTGAGAGCAACCAGTAGTTAATCTTCCTGTTTTAAATATGGAAGCTTCTGCAACTGTAGCAGGACTGCATAAAAATAAACTCCCATCATCATCAATTTTCTTAAAATAATAAACACCAGCAATATCACACTCACCATGATTATGAATATGAGCATAATTTCCTTTCTTGAAAAGAGCAAACCAAGATGAAGATATAAAATATTCTCTAATTGAGAATTGAATACCTTCACAATAAAATTTTAAATGGTTATAAATTTCATTATAAAAATTTTCCAATTGATATTTGATTATTAAATTTTCTCTAAATGTTGGGTCTGAAAGATAATGTGTGTTTCCCCAATTAGGATTCATTTCAAAATCTATTTGATTATAAGCTCCTTCTAATTCATTTTGTATGATATCATACTCAGAAATCTTTGAACTATAAATTGGTGTGGAAAATGTATTTAATATATTGTCACTGTTCGTCATCAAATGGTTTACCCATAGTCTTATACTCAAGTTGTTCCTTTAAAAAGAGAACTTCTTCTTTTAAATCATTGTTCTCCTTTTCAAGATACTCACAATGTTCTTGGTAAATAATTACACTCATTTCTAGTTCTTGCAGTTTGACTTCTATATCCCAATCCACTGAACCACAAGATGGCGGTTTTCACAATTAGTTATTAATTTAATATTCTCTTTATACATTATCCTCCATCCATTTGCTAATAGCAGCATCATACTCTGCAGTATGTTTGAATGCTTCCAACATGAATTGTTTTCTTAAAGTTTCAGGTTTAATTGATATATTACCTTTAATTGAATCCAAGTAAATACCATACTGATGTGGGTTAGTCATTACAGCAACATCCTTATAATTCTTTGCTGCTGATCTCACCATACTAGGTCCACCAATATCAATATTCTCAATTGCTTCTGCAAGAGTTACATCTGGTTTAGCAACTGTTTCTGCAAAAGGATATAAATTGACAGCAACAATATCGATAAATTCAATACGATTTACCTTACGATCTATATCATGACTAGGATTACCTCTTTGAGCAAGAATACCACCATGAATCTTTGGATGTAATGTCTTTACTCTTCCATCAAGAACTTCTGGTGAACCAGTATAATCAGACACCCTCATTACGGGTATGCCTTCTGCTTGAATAACTGCATGAGTTCCACCACTTGATATAAGAGTATATCCAGCACGAACTAATCCTTCTGCAAAATCTACAATACCTGTTTTATCTGAAACACTTAATAATGCGTAGTAGTTCATACATCACCTTCCTTTCTGTTTTCTGAGTAGTGAACATCAAACTCTCCACCAGGATATCTTGCCTTTAACTTCTCTACATTCATTTCAATAATCTCATTGAAGTCAGTATCAAGTGCCATACAAGCCTGAGCAACATACCACATTATATCTCCAAGTTCTCTTTTCATATGAAAGATGTTCTCATCATTCACAGGCTTACCTTGAAATACCATCTTCTTTACTACTTCAGTAAACTCACCACCTTCAGCACAAATGCCAAGAGCAGCAGTTAGTAAACGATGAACAGGGATTCCATCAGGATCTTTCTGTATCTCAAAGCATCTAGAGTTAAACGAAATATAATCATTTGATTCTTTAGATGTTACTGCGTCTACAAACTCAGTATACTTTTGGGTATCTACTTGCTTTACCATTTTATCTTTATAAAATTGTTGTGTCCACCCATCATTATAAGGTGAGTTTGCCATTATTATAGTATTGGGATCCATATTTGTCAAACGTAATTAAAATTAATCACTATCCTTTGTTTAGCATTTGTACAACTCGTTCCTCTATGATCCTGATCCCCACTAAAAAGTAATAACCTATTAGCAACTGACTCTATTTTCTCACCAGTTTTAAACTCAGTATATCCATCGTTACTATTAACATAATAAATCGCACTATAATAAGGTATTTTAGTATCCCCAAAAACATCAGCATAATCTTGATGATAACTACTAGGTTGAATTTCAGTAGTTCGTGTACGTAAATTTGCCTTAACTCTTAATACAACTTTTACTGGATGTTTAGTACCGTCAGTTAATTTACCAAGAACTGGTCCAACATACTTCCAACCTTCCTCAGCCATTAATTCATAATTCCTGAATATAGTATGAGTAAATTGATAATTATCTAAAGTATCTTCATCCCAAGGAAATACAATTCTAGGATTTAATTTCCAATCACAATTATCCCCAGTGTAATATTCTTGTAGGTCTGCAAATTCTCTAAGACCCAAAAAGTCATCATAAACTTCAATCATTTTATTTTAAATAATTTGTCTCTAGTTTTAGTAAACCACAATGCCATAGTATATCTGGAACCAGAAATAACTTCATTAACACCATGAATATGATCTTTACCTGAAGTAAACAAAATTAACTTACCTGTCTTAGGAGTTACGTTATAGTTATCTTCAAGAAAAAATGTTCTTCCTCCTATATAGTTCTCATTTAAATAAAGAACAGCAGAGTAATCTCTATGAGAAGTATAATGTGGTTTCTCTGGGTCATCTATCCAATAGTTATCAGCATGTGCTCCTAATCTCATACCAGGACCCCAATAAACTAAATTACTAAACTCTGGATAAACATACTCTTCTTTATAAAATTTTGAACATAATATAGATGTTCTATAATGAACAGACTCTACTATAGTTCTTACGTTGTCATCATCTATATTATCACACACAAAAATTCTATTGTCCCAATTGGATTGATGGTTCTCAAGACTCCAGTTAGAATGATCGTTTATGGCATGAGATTTTTGATATTCTATTAAAGTATTGCAGTCATCAACACCTAAAAAATTTTCATTTTCAATTATAGGAAACATTAAAAATTAAATCCTGCAAATGATTTTTTAGATTTAAATTTCTCAGCAGTATCATTTTCATATTCTTCTTCCTTTGCACCACTATCAGATATATCTTCTTGTGCCTTCTGCTCTACATCATACAATCTCATCTTTGCTCTATCAATACCAACTACAAATCTTTTAAAGATTGTAGGATCGTTATACCTATTCTTCAACTGCTTAACCATTATCTGATTTAATCCTTCCAGTTCCTCAGTAGATATGAGAGCGAACATAAGGTCAGCAGTAGCAGGGAGTCC